CTTCGAAATCAAAAGAGACGGCGAAGAGGACGACGTAAAGCAACCCGTCTCCTTCGCCGAACCTATTAACACCGACGGTGCGATTACCGTCGGCAATGCTATGGGCGGGTTCTATAGCACACTTCTTGATATGGAAGGTGCTGCTAAAAGTGAATCAGAACTCATAACAAGATATAGAAATGTCGCAGCACAACCTGAGCTTGCTCAAGCAGTTGATGAGATTGTAAACGAAGCAATTGCGGTTGATACTGACGATGATGTCGTTCAAATTGTTCTTGACGATACAGACCTACCTGATAAAGTAAAAGATAGACTTATCGAGCAATTTGAAGAGATCCTTACTCTTTTCGATTTCAGTGCTAACTCTTACGACATTTTCCAAAGATTTTATGTCGATGGTAGACTAAACTATCATGTTATCATCGATAAAGAAAATTTAAAAGATGGAATTCAAGAGCTACGCTATGTAGATCCTCGCAAACTAAAGCTTATCAGAGAAGTTGATAAGAAAGGTAAAGACGAGCACTCTGGTATTCCTGTTAAGAAAGTAAAGAACGAGTACTATATGTACTCAGAAAATGGCTTTACTTCAGAAGCAAATGCACCTAATGGTTCCGGTACTCAAGGCTACAAAATCTCAAAAGATTCTATTGCAAGAGTTACTTCCGGACTAATGAATGAAAACAATTCGCTTGTTCTTTCACACCTGCATACTGCTATTAAGCCTCTTAACCAGCTAAGGATGCTTGAAGATGCGACAATCATTTATACTCTTACGAGAGCTCCTGAAAGACGAATCTTCTATATTGATGTTGGTAACTTACCTAAATCGAAGGCTGAACAATACTTAAGAGATATGATGATCCGCCACAAGAATAAGTTGCAATATAACTCAGCAACTGGTGAGATCAGCGATTCTCGTAAAATGATGACTATGACTGAAGATTTCTGGTTCCCACGTCGTGGTGGCGAAAGATCTACTGAAGTTGATACATTAGCGGGCGGTACTGCTCAAGCACTGAGCACAGATGAGAATCTTCAGTACTTCCAACGTAAGCTTTATAAGGCGTTGAAGGTTCCGCTATCTCGTCTTGAGCCAGAAACAATGTACTCGTTTGGTCGTGTTTCAGAAATTACTCGTGATGAATTGAAATTTTCTAAGTTCGTGAAGCGCTTGAGAGCTCGCTTTGCAACTCTATTTACTCACGTTCTTGAGAAGCAAGTAGTTCTAAAAGGACTTATGACTCCTGAAGAATTTGCTGAGATTAAGAACTTCATTCGTTATGACTTTGTTCAAGACAACTATTTTGAAGAACTAAAACAAGCTGAGATTATTAAAGAGCGTATGGCAACACTTCGCGATGTTGAGGATCATGTGGGTGTTTACTATTCTCGCGAGTGGGTAATTCGTAACGTTCTTATGATGTCTGAAGAAGAAATGAAAGAAATGAAAGAACAGATCGACCAAGAGGCAAAAGAAGCACCTGAAGAAGTGCCAGAAGAGCCTCAAGAATCAGTCAAGTCCTCGAATAACATAATTGGATAAATATATTACAAATAAATTAAAACCAGGAGAACAGAAATGAAATCCTTTAAACAGATGATGGCAGAGGTAGCAGAGCCAAAAAGCCCAGAAGAAAAGCGCTTTAAGGACCAGCATGTCATTCAAAAATTCGATCATCCGGCTGCAGAAGATAGCCAATTTACTGGTGAAATCACTGGTAAAACAAAGCAAAAGCGTCTCGCCGACCAAGAAGGTGATGCGGATTATGACCAAGCCTATTCTCAAAGAAAAGATGGCAAGGCCAAGCTTGAATCTGTAGAAGAGGATGTCAAGCAAATTGATGAGATCTCAAAAGCTTTAGCAGGTCGCTATATTAAAAAGGCGCAAATGGATACAGCACATGCTGGTGATCAAATTGCTACAGGAAGTATGGGACAAGCAGGTGCATCTCCTGATGTTAAAAAAGGTTATGAAAAGCAACGCAAAAAAGGTATTGCTAAGCTCATTCGTCGTCGTGTAGGAACAAGAGATGCTGTTGCTAAACTAACAGGAACAGCAAGAGTTCCGGCAAGAGAAGAAGTTGAGCTTTCAGAAAATCCTATGGAAGAAAAGCCAATGATGATGAATGCTCTGCGTACTATGTCACATAATATGCAAGGTATCGCTGCTTATGTTTCTAAGACACCCGATCCAGAAGAGTGGTTCCAAAATAAGCTAGCAGGTGTTGCAAAAGAAATGCAAACACTTTACGGTTATGCGACAGCTGAAACAATGGCTATGGGTGAAGCAAAGACTGACGAAGAACTCAAAGGCGATCAGCACAAACTTGACCATAATAAAAATGGCAAGATCGATGCTCATGATTTCAAAATGCTTAGAAAAAAAAAGCAAAAAACTGAGTCAGTAGAGCTTGAAGAAGCTGTTAAACAAGGAAACATGAAACTGAGAGATGGCTCTTCAGTTAAAGTTTCAAAACAAGATGCAGGTCTTATTAATCAAATGATGAAAGACCTGAACCCTGCAAATCGTCGTAAGATGGAAAAAGTTATGATGACTGATAAAGCAGGATTCGAAGAAATTGTAGGATTTGCGAGGGAAGCTCTTTAATGGCATGGGTAGCCGTAACAAATTCAACCGTTTGGCAGTATGATAATGCTGCTACTGCATCCGATTCGGATACATATAACGATGCAAATGGTACGGTTACTGCAGGTGTTAGAGCTTTCACACCTCCTGGCGGCAACACTCAATATACCTACATTAAGTGTAGGAAAGTGGGTGAAACCACAGTCAGAGGTGAGCTTTCCAAGAACTATTATGACGCCCAGTAGTTTTTTTATAAATAAAACAAGAAGATATAAAGGATATAAAAAGATGAGACTGATTACTGAAGTTACCGAAGAAGCACAAGTTGCCGTCGAGTTGAATGAAGAGACTGGTAAAAAGTCTTACTTCATCGAAGGTATCTTTATGCAAGGTGATATCAAAAACCGTAACGGGCGTATCTATCCTACACAGACTCTTGAAAAAGAGATGGTTCGTTACCAAACAGATTTTATTGACACTAAGCGTGCGCTTGGAGAACTTGGACACCCAGATGGTCCTACAATCAATGGCGATAGAGTATCACATCTTATCACTGAGATGAAAAGAGATGGATCAAACTTTATCGGTAAAGCTAAAGTTCTTGGCACACCAATGGGTAACATTGTAAAAGAATTTATGGATGAAGGCGTAAAAATCGGAGTTTCAACTCGTGGCCTTGGTTCTGTAAAACCAACTAAAGATGGTATTATGGAAGTACAAGACGATTTCCACCTTGCAACTGTAGATATTGTAACTGATCCTTCCGGCCCTAACTGCTTTGTTAACGGCATTATGGAAAATACTGAATATTACTATGATATTGCTTCTGGCCACTGGAGAGTTCAAGAACCAATCGAGCAAGTAATTGAAGAGATCCAGGAAGAAGTAGAAAAACAAGTAAGAAGGGTTGTCCATCGCGTTGACGAATCTACGGCAGCACGACTGTTCGAACGCTTTGTGAATTCACTTAGAAGTTGAGAATTGTATAAATAATACTCATATAGATAATCCAATGAAAAAGAGGAGAGAACATATGTCAAATGAGCTAGACGAAAAGTTCGTTGCCGACCACTCAGGTGGTGAAGGTGTTCCTGCAGCAGAAGTTGCGGACGCAGTCACTGGAGCCGGCGGCGCGGTTAAAAAGAAGAAAGCAGACGTAAAGAAAACTGTCGATGCGTCCGCTGAGAAAATTTCTACACCTACACCAGGTATGAAAGAAGAAACTGAAACTGCAGCTGAATCAGTGGAAGCTGAAGAAGTAGTAGAAGAAGTTATCGAGATTGAAGAATCAATTGAAGCTATCTTCGAAGGCATGGACCTAACTGAAGAATTCAAAAATAAAGTAACTTTGGTGTTCGAAGCGGCTGTTAACGAAGCTGCTACAAAGAAAACTGAAGCGGCAGTTGCTGAGCATGTTGAAAGACTTGAAACAGAAATGAACGAGTCTGTTGAAACTTCAGTAAACAACATTGTTGAAAATCTTGACTCATACCTCGACTACGTAGTAGAAGAGTGGATGAAAGAGAATGAGGTTGCAATCGAAGCTGGTATTAAAGTTGAGATGGCAGAATCATTAATGGCAGGCCTACGTGGATTGTTTGAAGAGCACAACATCGAAGTTGATGACGAAACAATCAATGTCGTTGAAGGCTTGGAAGCAGAAGTTGCTGAAGCAAAAGACTCTGCTAACAAAGCAATCAATGAGAACGTAGAGTTGTCAAAAGAAATCGCTTCTCTCAAAGCAGAGCGCATCTTCGACGAAGTTACTGAGGATCTTACACTCACAGAAAAAGAAAGATTCAAAGTTTTGTCAGAAAAGCTAGATGTTTCTGATATCGAAGAGTACTCAAGCAATCTGTCTACACTTAAGGAATCATTCTTCAAGAAGAAGACTCCGGTTGTAGAAGAAGTTGCTAGCGAAGATGAAGAAGAGATTATCACAGAAGAAACAGAAGTTAAGAAACCAGTTTCTGACTATTCTTCTGTAAATGCTCTAGTTGAGGCTCTTAACGCAAGATCATCAAAATAGTAATGAAACTTTAACTTTTATAAATACATCCAGAGACTTTATTAAAACAAGGAGATAGAAATCGATGGCACAGTCAAACTATCAAGCACTTGTGGAAAAGTGGGGCCCAATCCTTGAGCACGAATCTTTTTCACCTATCAAAGACAACCACAAGAAAGCGGTAACTGCCACTATTCTTGAAAACACAGAGAGAGCATTGCTAGAATCTGGCGACCGTCAGATGGGCATGAGCTCTTTACTAACTGAGGCACCTGCAAACGCCGCAGGCACAGGCGGCTTCGGTGCGGATTCAACACCAGGTGGTCCAACAGCTGGTTATGATCCGGTACTGATTTCACTTGTACGTCGCGCAATGCCAAACTTGATCGCGTACGACATTGCTGGCGTTCAGCCAATGACAGGACCAACAGGTCTTATCTTTGCAATGCGTTCACGTCAGACATCACAAGCTGGTGCTGAAACATTCTACAATGAAGCAGACACTACATTCTCAGGTACAGGTACACAAACAGGTACTATCCCAGCAACTGATTCTGCTAACACTTCGTTGTTCGAAACAGGCGCAGGTATGGCAACTACAGCTGCTGAAGCTCTAGGCGACGGTGGCGGTACAAACTTCGCAGAGATGGCGTTCTCAATCGAGAAAGTATCAGTAACTGCGAAATCAAGAGCGCTAAAAGCTGAGTACACAACTGAATTGGCACAAGACTTGAAAGCAGTTCACGGTCTTGACGCTGAAACAGAATTGGCGAACATTCTACAGTCTGAGATCCTCGTGGAAATCAACCGTGAATTGGTTCGTACAATTTACGCAACAGCTAAAACAGGCGCGGTGGGCACAGCTGCTACTGGTGTATTCGATCTTGACGTCGATGCAAATGGTCGTTGGTCAGTTGAGAAATTCAAAGGGCTTATGTTCCAAATCGAACAAGAAGCGAATGCTATCGCAAAAGGTACACGTCGCGGTAAAGGTAACATGGTTATCTGTTCTTCAGACGTTGCTTCAGCATTGCAGATGGCCGGTGTTCTTGACTACACACCAGCGATTGCAGGTAACTCACTAGAAGTAGACGACACAGGAAACACTTTCGCAGGTGTTCTTAATGGCCGTTACAGAGTGTACATTGACCCATATGCAGGCAGCAACTATATGGTTGTTGGTTACAAAGGTTCAAGCGCATTCGACGCAGGCTTGTTCTACTGCCCATACGTTCCACTACAGATGGTACGTGCAGTTGGTGAGAACAGCTTCCAGCCAAAAATCGGGTTCAAAACTCGCTACGGCATGGTTGCAAACCCATTCGCACAAGGTATAACTAAAGGCTTGGGTGCTCTTACAGCCCAATCAAACGAGTACTACCGTGCAGTACGAGTCACAAACTTGTTCTAATAAAAAGAAGTCGGGTCAACCGAACGAAACTGGGGAGCTTTTTAGCTCCCCTTTTTTATTCCATTTCTAATTCGTGTTCAATAAACTCTGCTTCTACTTTGCAGTTAGGATATTTACGGTCAAGATAGCGAAGTTCTTCTGAAGTTGCATAACCAGAATATTCTTCTCCTTTATGAACAACAACTCCAGCTTCGTTAGTAACTGTAATTTTGTAAAATCTTTTCCACATTGTGTTGCCCTCTTTTGTTTAACTTATAATAATATTATACATATAGTGCGAGTGCAGCCACCATCCGCAATGATATGGCCAGAAAGACCGTGAGCAGCATCAGCGCACTCAATAACAGCGGAAAGCTGAGGGTAACCAACACCAGTTTGGATCCGTGTTGTGCAAACACTTCCAGGGCCGATGCCCACTTTAACAATATCTGCGCCATGTGTATCTCCTTTTGATATAACCATATTATATCATATGAAAACAAATGTCAATAGTTAATTTTACTTTTTTATTGCTCCATTGATTTTCTGTATTCACAATAATAATCCCAAACATAAAACACTAAAAGATATGCAGCAATACCACCAAAAATAGGTACACCAAAGAAAAGTGCGACTGTTAAATCTGCGACTATAAATGCTGCAATATGATCATACCAACGTATCATACTTGTTCTTCTCCATTGTCTGGTATTTCACTTTCAGGTAAACAAACAACAGCAAGTATTAAGTCGTTGAAGCCTGCCTTATCAATGACTTCAATTGCTAATCTACTAGAGTTAGATGGATCGTTTACGTAAGATACGCATTCATTCCTAGAATAGAATGGAAGAGTTTTAACAGCAAATGGATCTACACTTGCCATAAAGAATACTATAAACCAAGTCACGTTGCTGTTCTTTTTTCACCATTTAAAATTTTATCAATTACTTCTTCACTTAAACAGTTAACATTCATAATTGGCATAGGCTTCTTATACTCTTCAACTAACTGTTTAATGTAGTTTTTTTGGTGTGCTGGGTTTGTGATACTTGCCATACATTCTTCTCTATTGTCAAATGTAGGATTGGTGAAGATATAGACATCACCTTGAACTGTAGCAAATAACACTACTATGAGCCACTGCATTACTTAACCTCCATAAGGTTCGTATTGCTCCCCGTTGTATCCGCTCCCCGTACCATCTACTCCGCTGTTGCATGCAAATACAACAACACATAAAAAGAATGCACTCCACAGTGTAGCTCGTTTACTCCAAAGGATGAAACCATCCATTGCTTCTTCGGCTTGTTTCTGTGCCTGTTCTGCTGGCGTCATCAAACAACGCTTTCAATCTGACGCTCAGGTGGAGCCATAATAGCTTCTGCAAACTCCATGAATTCTTCATTTCGAGCTGCTTCTTCCATTAGGTTTGACGCATGATAAATGCGAGCAAGTTTGTTAAAGTCCTTCTTAGGAACACCGACCTCATCAAGCATTCGCTGAGCAATATCTTTTTGTAGATCTTTTTCAGCTTCTACCCGCGTCATAGAGTCCGACATTTCCTTCAAAGCGTTTTGAACTTTTTTACGATCTTCATTCGTAATAGTTGATGGTAAATCACTCATTGGCATAAGTCCTCATATAATACAGAAAATTTACGATGGCCGCTTTTATCGGCCTCGTGGATTTTATAGTAGACCGTGTTCACGCATTTGCGCTCGGATTTTGGTTGCTGAGATGTTGTGGATCTCTTCACCGAGGTCGTGCTCAGTAAATGTATACCCAACACCACGGCCGTAAGAAATATCAACGATATTGGGAACACATAGTATACTATATTCATGTCCATTGTGGTAACCCTCTTTTTCGAGCCATTGCTCGATGTGTGTGATGACTTCTATTTCGCCAAATGGATTATCGTCTTGTCTTGCTGTACGTCCAGCGCCTGCATCTTTGCCTACGATTCCGCCAACATCTCTGACCATAATACACACTTGGCCCGTAATTGATAGAGCTTTTTTGAAGAGGGCGGTATGCCCATCATGCCAAGGCTGCCAACGGCCCAGCATTTGAACGGTTGGCTTTTGCCAATCAAAAATCGGTTTATCATACATCTATTTATTAACTCCAAACTTAATATGTTTATACCAAACGCGTTCATGAACATAGTACATGACAAACTTGATGATGAGATCTGCTACAAAAACAGCTCCAACTGCTTTTGGTGGCAGACCGAAAACCACTGCTATCAATGCTGTCGTTGTGCTTGCTATGACACGCCACGTTACTGCTTTGGCTAGGTGCCTTTTAGCTGATACGTCTGACATTATTCTCCTTTTAATAACCGTTCAATCATAACTACTAATTCTTTTACACCAGCATCATTCAATCGCTTATCAACTCGGAAGGTAATATTCTTTGGAGCTTCAAACATTTTATTTGTATCTTCGAAACGACCCTCTTCAATAGTATCCATCCAAATCGTAATGTCCGCGTCGAAATCAGCACGAGTTCGTTTAGTAGGACATACGAAATCACAAATTACAGTTCTTCCTTGTGATTTTTCGTAATCGGCAATAGTACGCATGCGGTTAGACTGGCGATTCCTACCTTCAGGAGAGAAATCCCAGTCGTTAGCCATCTCACGTACTTTGTCTGCGTTATACCAAGCGCACTCAAGGTGCTGTTGTAACCTTTCGGAAAGCCAGGTTTTTCCTGCACCTGGCAATCCCATTACGAGTATTTTCATTTCTTTACCTTTCAGAAGGCAGCTTACGCTGCCTCCGCCATTTCTACCGCAAGATCAAGAGCATCAATCTTACGCTTCGCATTTGTTCCGAACCAAGCCGACGCCATGCGAGTATCTGCAGTACGACCTAGCTTGTGGTCTGCCATGTAGGTGACTGCATTGTATGCATTCCACCATGTGCCAGGACGGAAGTTGTCTCCTGGCTGGTTTTCCACACATTCCATAGCTTGTTGAGCTGTGCGTGATAGATCACGATCTTCACGGTTAGACTCACCAAAGATGTTACCAAAGAAACGCTTAAGAGTTTCATCTGTGTAACGCTTTGAGCCAAGAAACTCAGCAGCTTCTTTGAACTTCTCAATCTTGTTGTGAGAAATACCAAGAGTTTGCTTAACCATCTCAGCATCGAACTCAGAACGGTGATTGATACGAACACTTGGCATACCCTTTTCGTTAAGAGCAACTGCTAGAGTGTTGTTGCAAACAACGCGAGTCATCATGAATTTGATGTCGATTGCTTTACCGTACTGATGAGGATTAGAGAATAGAAGGTAACCGTTTACTTCGTCACCGTTGAACAATGAGAAGCCGTCTTTCACGTCAGCCATCGCCCATACGATCTGACCTTCTTTAAGAGAACCTGCAGTGTCCATTATCATGTCACCTGCTTTTACGAAATCTGCGAAGAAATCAAAGGCTTCAGAGTTTTGAACTGGGTTCCAACCTTTACCCACTTGAGTAAGGATTTTGCCGTCGGTTGAACGAACAAGAGCTTCTTGTCCTGTTTCAACTTTTGAACCGTTGTAATCAATGAAAGTTGGTACTTTCTCAACTGACCAATCAAGACCAGCAGCTATCATCATTGCTTGTGGTGTCATCAGGTCAGAGACTGGAGTACCGAGGCCGTGCCAAGGAAGACCTGCTGATTCGCGGTATGCCATTTGTGCCTGACCGTTGATGATTTCAAGTTCGTGTGCCATAATATAAGTTCCTTGTTTTGATTTGATAGATATATCTTACATCATTTTGGAAGATATGTCAACAGTTTTTTTCATCTTTTTTGAAAAAAATTAGCATACCTCGTAACCAAGATACGCCTCGACGAAGTCCTTGCCACAATCTTCTGCGAAAGCTAGAACCAATTGCTCACGAGGAGCAGTGTCCATGTTGTCACAAAATTCAGCTAGACCTTCACCGTCATGAAGGCGGAAAAGACGGATGGCTTTCAGGACGTCGCGATGATCGTCCATGTACATTTCAGCCATGTCTTTATCATCAGCATCTTGAGCATAGCTGAAAGTTTGATCCATCAGTTTACCAACTGCTTTAAGAGGAGTTTTGTTCCAGAAGTCTTGAGCTGTAGTAATCATAAGTGGTTCCTTTCCATTCCTTATATTAATAATATAGTACTTTCAAGAAGAAATGTCAACCCTTTTTTTCATTTTATTTTAAATTTTTTTCACTTTTTTTAGTGTACGGTATGATTATCTACTGGAATGGCATCAAACAACTCAAACGTGTAGTCGCCATATCCTGATTTTATGATGTCTATTACATCTACGAAATCATCTTTATCGTCTGTATCGATGCCTGCTACAAAAGCCGTTGGACACAAATGCTTTATATGATGTTCTAAATAGTCGCGAGCAGCATCCTGTGTTCTCCAAGAGCAAGCTTTACGGAGTTCAAATAAGTTATTACTAGAGAAGATCATGCCAATCCTTCTACGATCCGGATCTCCTCTAGTGCCTAAGAATATTCCCTCTTCGGGATCTACAATTATGTATCTCATGCTTTTATTTATGCTGCGAGACCTTTGTAGCCTTCCCACCAAGAAGGTGCAGCCCGCCCCTTTGCCCACTTAGCAAACGGTTTAGCAACATGATAGTAATTTCTATATGCTTGTATCGCATCGCCTTCAACTATGCACTCTGGATAGTGGCTCATAGCTTGAGCAAATGGTGTCATATGGATATCAGGTATGTTATCTGGAGCCCTCTGGAGTGTTTCTGTGAGCTTCTCAGAGGTCATATGTGGCTTACCAAAGCGGTATTTAAATTCATCACAGAGGGCTACAAAGTGGTCATAGTGCCAATCATAGTTTGCTTTTGATTCCATAGTCCATTTAGTGCATGGATGGCCGTGATGAACAGCCTTGTACAGAGAAGCTTCTAGATTATTGTTTGGATGAACCCAATAGTTAATCATACGCTTGCCTGATTTTGAAGGTCGTTTCTCAGTATAACCGTCAAGCATACGATGGGCCGTGGAAAGCATTTGAGCTGCTTCCACGATCATCTTTGGAATATGTTTGTCGCACATCATTTGAGCCGATACGACTGGACTCTCATCAAGGACAAATATATTCATTTACTTAACCCATACATGATAATACCGAGGCGGCAGATTTTCACAAGAATAGTTATCGTCCTCTTCGTAATTCAAGACCTTAACACATTCTTGAGTTTCATAGCTAAACCAAACATCAGGTAAAGCAGCCGCGGTTAGCAAAACGTAGGTAAAGCCAAAAGTTAAAAGTCCAATAACAAGACCAAATCCAAGGTGACTACCCCAATCTCTCGTCATTATTTACCTCCATTTCGAACTGAGCAATAATATCTTTCTTTTTAAGAAGAAGCTTTTCCAGCGAGTGGAGTGCAGCAAACTTCTCGTCTGATGCGCCTTCAGCGAAGGCGACCAGAGCTGATTCCATTATATCAATATCTTCAAAGATGTCAACCATTAGTAACGTCCTTTTCCAGAATAACCAACTTTTTGAACTGCAACTAGGGGATTTGTTTCCTTACATTCAGCGAGGTAAGACTCAACTGTATAGTTTTCGCAAAGGCACTTGACCCAAGATTTCCAAGGCTTAGAACCATATTTGAAACGAGCGATAAACTCAGGCTTTGGCTGGCCGATCCAAGAAGGATGGCAGTTGGGATGAACTTCTTCCATGTTACGAGAGCCAGTGTGACGGCCGCGATACATAAGATACATACCATCCCAAGTGAACTGATCTTTTGCGAATTTGGTACCCATGATGTAGTCCTTTCCAATTTTCTATATTAATAATATAGTACTTTCAAGAAGAAATGTCAAC